TTATTTATCAAAAAATTTATCCCAAAAATCATCGTTGCTTTGGGAACGCTTATATTGCCTGGACTGGGGAGGCCTTTGAGACGGATTGGAAGACTTGTCACGCCGAGGCGCAGCGGCCGGTCTGGAAGACGTGCTCTTTTGTGGAGAAGCCGGTTTTTTAGTGGTGTAATGATAACCGTCTCCATAGGCAGAGCTGGAGGAGTCGGGGCGCCCTTTGGCGGAAGAAAGGGTTTGCTGTTGAGGAACCTGACGTTTGGCTGATGAGGATTGGATTCTGGCTCTCTGGGCCGCCTGTGCTGCCGCTAGACGTTTTCTGGGACATTTTTTGCTGAAAAAGTTTGCGTAAATCACATAGCTGATACCGCAAACAGCCAAAAAGATAAAGCCGATTCCTGTCCAAAGGATCCAGCCGCCATCGTTGGCGCCTGTGTTATTGGTATTGTCAGGATCATCCTTAAATACGAAGGTGCCGTCCTCCATGCCGGCGGCATTGGCCGAGTTAATATTTTCCAACAATTTGTCCCAATTATGACTGGTAGTGCCGCTGGCACCGTCAGCGGAGGTCTCAGGAAGCAAAGACCCAGTAATTGCGCTGTCGGTATACGTACTGCTGTCTTCATAGTTGTATCCATAGTCGTCGCTGCTGGGTTCCTCGTAATATTGGCTGCTAGGCTCTTCATAAACACTGCTGGGTTCCTCGTAATATTGGCTGCTGGGCTCTTCGTAAACACTGCTGGGTTCCTCTGGTTCCGTACTAGAAGAAACGGATTCAGATGGTACAGGGGCTGGCTCGGAAGACGGTGGGGGCGCTGATGAAGTGGGAACGGAATCTTGTGAAGCAACAGAGCTTGCGGGATCCTCTGCCGTTTGAGTTGCCTCAGCAAAGGCAGGAAATGCTAATGAACCTACTATAACAGCCACTGTGATTAATGCGGCAATTAGATGCTTTCTTTTCATGATTATCCCCCTGGTTGGTTAGAAAATTTACACTTAAAAAAGAAGCTAGACTTTACACAAACACAATAATAGCATATTTTATTAGTGAATTACAACTATATCCCTTAAAATAAACGGTAATTTTACATTCTTGATACAACCAAATGGAATAAAGGCCAGGAATGATAAAGGAAAGAAGATATTATTTCCGAAAAAGTGTTGATTCTGAATCTGTGTTATGCTATAATAAAGCACGTGTCAAAAGGCAGATTATGTTTCCTATTTATCCGCCCGTGGCGAAGCTGGATATCGCAGCAGATTCCGATTCTGAAGGCCGGGGGTTCGAATCCCTCCGGGCGGGCCAAGAAAAAACCGCATTAGACCGCCATTTTCGGCCGTTTTGTGCGGTTCTTTTTTATCTGAAATCAGCGCAAAATGATGCAAAGTAACGGTATATAATTAAAAAAATGCAAGTCAAAATGCAAGTCAAAACATAAAATAAACAGCCCTCCCACCGAAAACGGAAAGGGGGGCGGAGTTATATAATGAAAAAGAGAGCCAGATTACTCTGACTCTCTCAAGTGTGTATCCGAAAACACACACCCCAATTACTGATATTATTATACATCAAACGGACAATATGTTCAAGCCTGGATTTATACCCCGCGCCAGTCAAGCGGCGGTTGTAAGCAAAACGCGCTTTTATATTCCGCCGACGTTAAGCGGGAGAAGGTTCATTTTTATCCAGCCATGAGCATGGGAGTATATTTCTGCTGGATAAAGGATTTGATTTCATCATAACTCATACCGAGATTGATTAAGCTGCTGACCAGCATTTCCATGCTTTCTACTTCTTTAAGCTGTTCAGCTGTCATATAATCCCGGACCGTTTCTTTTGGTTTCACTCCAAAATCAGCCTGAAGTTCTTTTAAGGATTTTCCGAAGATGGTTCGGTAGATCAACTTTGTATAATTGGGATACGCAAACTTTTTATTGGGACTATCGGCTATTTTCATTTTGATAGTGTCTGTCAGGACATGGCGAATGATAATTCCTTTCGCACGCTCGATCTCCGTGCGTTTTCGCTCCTCAAAAAGGCGTTTTAATTCACGCTCCATTTCATTGAAAGCTTCAATATATTTTAGTTTCCATTCCAAAGCTTTCGAGCCGGTGAATCCCATTACCAATAAAGAAAACCCGTCGCGTGTAAGTTCATACTGAGGATAGAACTTGCCTCTGCTTTCAAATGATGTTTCGATGAACATGGATTTGGTGGCGGAATTTTCCGCCGTGAGATTTCGGATGCTTTCCAGGACATCTTTATGTTGCTTTTCAAAATGTTCCGCAACATCGCGACTGTTGGCAGTTAAGATTTCCTCTTTGTTTTGTTCCACAATTTTTACTAACATAAATCATTTCTCCTTTATGTTTTAGCTTTGGGTATAGAAAAGCCCCCAGGAAAATCCCGGGGGCTGTCTTTCTATTATTCGCTTTTCTTAGGTTCGGTATAAGAAAGTGCCTGGCTGGAATCGCTTAGGCCCTTGGTGGTAGGGTCATTTAACAGGTTCCATACAGATACCAGAACTGACACCACAATTACGGGGCTCTGGACGGCCTGTAAGAACACGTTTCCCACAGCCTGCCAACTTGTCATGTCTTCCCAATTGAAGCCCAGACAGGCCAGCATGGGCAGGAAAATAGACGCTGCCAGATTGAACCAGAACACAGGGTTTTTAAACCGTACCTTCCAGTTGATTTTCATTTCAGTTCCTCCCTTAACTCGTCGATTCGGCGATGGGCGCTTTTTACGCTGTCCTCCACCTTATACATTCTTTCAATCAGGTTATTGTGCTTAGCTACTCTTTCTTCGAGCTTTTGAATCCGGTAGGTGGTCAGCCGACTGGAAACTAAAACGCCTCCCAGGCTTCCCATGATGGTTCCCAGCAGAGAAATGACGGAGACAATGATTTCTGTTGACATCAGCTCCACCGCCTTACTCGATTACAATCTGAAGCTTTCCGATGGGTTTGCCAAAAGCGCCCGCGTAGCCGTCCTGGCCGTTTCCGGTTTCATTATCATACTGCCAGGGATAATAGCTTCCGTTCACAGGAGCGACCCGGTATTTGGCTTTCTTATACGGCCTGATGTTGTCCGGGGTGTAATAATACACTTCAACAGCGTCAATCTCCAAACCGTTTCCCGCATAGCCGTTTGCTGCGTCGTTGATATTGCAGCCGGTCACATAGGGAAGCCATCTGCCGCCCTTAATATGTACCCGGTACTTTACGGAACCAGCGGAAACACGAACAGCGACATCAGTGACGGCTCCGGTAAATCCCGCGTAATCCTCAAGGTTTTTTACCTCGGGAAGCCAGCCGTCCGCCTTGGTTCTTACCCGGTAATATACGTCTACCGTTTTCGCTGGCTTGGGTGCGGGAGTTGGAGTGGGGGAGGGCGCGGGCTTATCTCCGTTTAAGTGAGCCTCCACCATCTTCAAAAACCTGTCCCAGCCCAGATCAAGGGTTCTGTGCGGGCAGTATTTTCCATTGTAGTCCTGGTGCTTGGTGACCTTGTCCATTCCCCAGCCATAGCGCTTTAAGATAGAAGCGATAAACTCAGCGGCGTTCTGCTCTGCCTTGGTGAACTTCTCGCCGCCTGACAGGGAATAGCAGATTTCCACGGCGATCCCCTCCCGGTTGCCTTTGCCATTTCCGTCTCCGGCGTTCCAGGTGTTCCGGTTTTCAGGTACGCCCTGAACTACCTCCTGATCGTCCACAGCGTAATGAAAAGAAACCTCATTGTCGTTACGAATCATATAGGCGATTTCATTCGCTGCTGGCGCGTCGTTGGCGGTGTTGTGAACCACTACCCTGGTAGGGGTCATAGCATAAGGACATTTGATGGAGTAACGGGAAGGGTCTACTAAATTTTGAATGATTTTCATTTTGCTTCCTCCTTGCTTTCTGAAGCGGATAAACGCCGCTCTAAATACTCAATTTGTCTTTGCTGCCGCTGAACCATGCAGATCAAAGGGGCAATAAATTCATCATAGCGAAGGGAGTAGATATATTCTCCTTCGACGGTCCGGGTTTTTAATTCTTTCCGTGTTACAGTTTTTTCCTCTCCGGTTTCCTCATCTGTGACAGTCTCGGGAACGTCCTCGTAATAATCCTCCGTTTTTGGGGATTTGATGAATCCGGCGAAATCCATGCTTGTCATTCCAAGCTGAGGGAACAGCTCCTCAATATCCTGCGAGATCAAGCCCCAGTGGGTTCTGCCGCTGTCAGCGTCGTTAAACACATAGGAGCTTGGCTTCAACCCCATAATAAACGCCGTTATTTTTTCCGGGTCAAGATCTGTGATATCGTGCTTGGCGTTTCGGTCGGAGGTTTGAATAGTGCCGTTCTGGGCGAAAACAGCGCGCCATTTCTGGTTGGCAACTCCTAAATATAAATGGCCTGTTGTGCCGGCGTTAACAGAAGGCCGAAAAGCATTTGCTTCGTCTGTGCCGTTGCTTCGCAAAACAACGCCATATTCATTTCTGGAATCACCGCCCAACTGTAAAATTCCATTTCCGTAAATTTGAGGATAACTTGAGGAGGTATATTGATGTCTGGCGCTGATTGCTGCGTTGATGTTGTCGGTCAAAACCTTGTGCCAGGGATTCCAGCTCTGCTCATCGCCGTTCCTGGTTCGATAGGCCAGCCAATTGCTCCCGTTATACTGGCCTAAAAGCTGCAGGCGGTATTTATTATCAAGCATTCCGGAAACTGTGAGATATGTACCGTCGAGGCCCGCTCCATTACTTGAATCGTTGTAACAAAAGCCAAATCCATTTATGATATCGTTCAGAGTAGGGGTGCCCTCGGATTCTTTCAGCTTATTGTATTCCTGCCGCAGATAATTCGTTAAAGCGATATTATCTGTTGTGGCTAAAACCCTTTGATTGGCTGGATAAGGAGGCGTGTTATATTTAAAACCCGGGGTAAAATACAGGGTACCGTTTGAAGCCCAAATAACATCATAGGCATCTGGATCATCTTCTCTTTGAAAGCCCCACCCCTCGCTTGCGCTTCCCGCTGGGTCGGCAGTCAAGATACGATTTACATTAACGATATTAGAATTTTGGCAGTCTAATGCGTATTTTTCGTCCGCTGGTCCGCTGCCGCCGTACTGATTGGCCTTCAGCTTTAATGCTCCCTGCATTTCTCCGCCGGTAATTGGTAAGGCTCCCACATCAGAGGCAGACGGCATTTGAGCCAGTTTGCCGGAGCTGTTTAGGGTTGCTACACCATTAGCTGCACCTTTTTCATCATTTGGTATAGCTTTTTCGTCAATGTTAGCGAAAGCGGTATTAAAATCGTTCATTTGCGGCGGGTCAGAATATACCCATTGTGGTAAATCAAAATTTGGCGTTGTGGATTGATAGCTCATAGTGCTCCTCCTTTATAAAATGGCATGTCTGACGCTGAGTGTCATAGCAAATTCACCTTCCGGGTTATCCGGAGAACGGTCTATATTAACGGCGGCTTGAAGAATTGGTTCGTTTTGTTGAGAGCCGTTATAATACATTTGCAGGCCGGATATTTTCTCCTGGAGTTGATCTGGCAGTAGATAATAAGTGGCTGTAACACTGGTTGAACTAACTTCAACAATATCTGCTGGTGGCAGATGAAAATCACTTGATGCATCTGTGGTGAAATATAAATCTGATACTAGATTAATTCCGGATAAATCCCCGGCAGTTCCCTGCCCTTGAATAAGCTTCAGCAGCTTTTGTTTCGCAAAAGGCGTTAAATAGTTTCCCAAGTAGTACCACCCCTTTATAAGTTCTTCAAAAACGAACCAAGACGGATATGCTTTTTCCCAGCCGCGCCAGTTTTTGATTGTGCTTTCGATTTCGCTCCAGGTGTTTACGTTGGCGGCTTTTTCAAACACAAGCCACGAAGGAAAGATTTCTTCCCAAACGGTCCAGCTGGGAGCGATTCCTTCTAATGTGCGCCAATCCATCGGCTGCGTTTTAAACGCCATAATATAAGTTTGAATATTAATATCGTCGTTAATGTACTGGCCGTCAGCAGCCGGGAGGCTTCCGTCCATTTCGAACGTGATTTTTTTAGGCTGGAAAAATAGCGTTTTTGTTTTATCACGGTATGAAATGGTGGAAGCTTCTACCGAATATTCCCATATAGTTCCGCTGTCTTTAGACAAGATACTCTTAGCGGAAACAGAAGTCACCTGAAAATTTCCAAATGTATTAAAATATGGAAGATCTACAGTCAGAAGCTGTCCCGCAGACCAGCCGGGAATTAATGTGGAAAATGAAATCGTAAAGGCTGGCTGCGCGGCGCGTTGCAAAAATGTTTCCGCATTTAAAGCAGCGTCCGAAAAATCTACTATGGTTTCATCTTCGATCAGATATTCAATAATACCGGAGCCGCCTCTTTGGGCTTTGATTTTTTCTCTTAGGTCTCCATCAACCAGCCGCGAGTAGACCTGGATTAAAGGATATCCATTAACCTGAATATACCCGCCGTTTGAAAGATCAAGCCATTCGTAACCGTCTTTCATTTCAATTTCATATCCGCCATAACTCATTAACGCCTGTACCGTGTCGTCGTCATCGTCAATTCCGTTGAATCCAATTTTTACATTAGCCGGCACGGTTGAAGATGTAGCTCCGCTTTGAATTGCATTACTCATAGAGTACAGAGGATATTTGCATCTAACGATTTGAGGCGAGAGCCTTTCAAAGCGAAGTCCGGTTTCCCCGTTACTTTTGATTTGGAATTCCTGATATTGGCCTTTGCTTTGTCCGCCGACCACCCGGACAGCGGAATACATGGTAAAAGAATCGCGGGTGACATTTACGTTATAAACCGCTGAATCGGAATCAAGGCTGATCGGCGCGGTGCTTCGGTTGTAGGTATACCGCATATTGAAGACCTTATCCGGGGTGATTTCCCACCAAGCACCGCATACATCTGCCATTTGATCTATCACGGAGGAAACAATCTGCCCCCATAAGTAAGCCGGGCTGTTTAAGGTTATTCCAGTAAAATCATCAATTTCCCCGACGGTAATTCCTTCATTTTCCACTCTAACCGGAATAATGCCGTAGAACTCGCCGAGAGATGCATCATACCAAGACTGGCCCGGTCTGTTCCCCATTAAAATCTGGGTAACGCTGGCGCCGGGTGGAAATGTCATGTCAACAAAAACGCTGGCTATATAATCGGAGTTGTTCGTCAGGGTGAGATTATATATTTTGTAAGACAGATCCACGTTATCCAGGTTTTCTTGTTCAGCTTCCATAACAGTCCCGGCAAAGATTACAATATCATTCTCAACTAATTGGATATAATCGCAGGCGGCGATATCTTTTGAATCGGCCGGCATATAAATCCGCAGGGCAGATGAAGTTACATGAGCTTCGTTTTCATCAAGCGATCCTCCGGTCTCAACGAGGATATCCGGGCGGGGAATTCTGTTTAAATAAACCGTCATCCTTTGTACCTCTTTGCCATAACGTCATTGTACTGGTGCTTCGTTACATTGTCCGTAATCAGTTTTCCATCTAAATAAAGAGGAGAATTAACTACGATAACAGACGAATTTGCGGCGTCTGAATAGTTCCCGTTGGCCAGGGCGAAAAGTTCGGCCTGCTGCTTCTGCGTCAGAACCATTTCCCCGTCCTTTAATAAGGCGGGACCTTCTCCCATCGCAAAATCAACGATGCCGCCTGTATGAAAACGGGGCAGCGATACATTTGGAATTTCAGGAATTGCCGGAATGCCGATTGCTCCGGTCAATTGGTTGATCCCCCAAATAAGCCCGTTTATGATCGCGATAGCCCCATTAATAATCCCCTCGATAATAGTCGGAATCAAATTGAAAATGCCCTTGAACATATTAACAATTCCGTTCCAAGCCTGCTCCCAGTTGCCCGAAAACACACCGGTGATAAAGTCGATCAATCCGCCGAAAACGTCCATAACACCTTCGACAATCGGCATGATCGCCTCGATAGCGCCTCCTAGCACTTTTGAAAACAGTTGGCCTAAAAACTCTATCACAGGGGAAAGCGCGTCAAAAATAGGCATTAGTCCTTCGAACAGTTCAGTTAAAGGCGGAAGGAGCTGATCAATTAACGCCATAATAGGTTCAAGCAGCATATTTATTACGTCGATTAATGGCGGCAAAACAGCGCTTAGGATTTCTGCCAGGGGAGTGATTAAGGCGGCGAATAAATCAATCAAGGGGGGCAGAAGCGTTTCCACCAGCTTCATAATCGGCGGCAATAACGTCGTAAGCAGTTCTATAATCGGCGGCAAAATCTGTTCAATGAATTGGATTAAAATTGGGAGGAGCAGATTAAATAAATCCATCATGGGTGGAAGTAAACTTTCCACTAATGGCATTAGTGATGAAACTAGTTGACTTATAAAATCAGTTAGGAGAGGGAGGTTTTCCTCAATAACAGGCAATATTTCTTCGATTATTTGTTGAATAAGAGGAATCAGAGCTTCTCCCAGAGGAAGCAAAAGAGTTTCAACACTTCTCCCTAGGCTTTCCATCATGGAGCCTAGGTCGTCGTATTTTATATCTTTTAATTCTTCCATTGAATCAGAGGTTGCATAAGCCCCATCTTCAATGTTTGCGAGTTGAGTGACAACCTCCGGACCTAAGTCCTCCCACATCGTGCCGAACAAGGCTACTCCGGCCTGGTTCTGCGCGAGAGGATCCTCCATATCTGCCAACGCTTGAATAGTTTGGTCGAAAGCTTCTTTGGCTGAATCTCCTCCGGCTGCAAATTTAGCCGCCATTTCATCAGCATTTAATCCGATAGCTGAAAAGCCTTCTTGTGTGGTTGCCGAGCCGTCTACTACACGAATAGACATTTCTTTAATGGCGTCGCCAACCTTGTCCAAATTGAAAGCGCCAGATTCTGCTCCGCTTTCCATGATTGCGAACATATCGTCAGCGTCAAGCCCGACTTTCGCAAACTGGACAGAATATTCGCTGATGCTGTCTAATAGCTCGCCTGAGAAATCCAATCCGTTTTGTGCGCCGGTAGCAATTAACCCCATTGCCTTGTCGCCATCAATGCCGAATTGGGTCATCATCGTGTTTGCCGCTCGAACCGATTCATTTATGTCATAACCAAAGGTATCGCGCAATGTAAAAGCGGATTCCGTTATGTTTTGCAGAGAAGCTTGATCTAAATCGCCCATTTGCTGGGTAACTGCAGCCATAGCGTCGGCAACATCTTCAAAAGAATCCCCGTAGTTATTGGTATAAATGTCTTTTAAAGTGTTTTCGTAATCCGATAGTTCTGATCCTGCGATTCCAGTAGAAGCGGCGAATTGATTCATCGCCTGATCAAAACTTACAGCTCCTGTTACTGCTTTTGTGCCCACCGCTAAAGCCGCAGATCCAATCGCGGCAAAGGCGGCCCCGGCGACCTTCCCGGCTTTGACGGCTACTCCGCCGATTTTTCCTAATTTGCTGCTGGTGGTTTTTTCCGCACCGGTTAAATCACTGTCTAGTTTACTGTCATCTGCCCTAACGTCATATATAACTTCGCCTTCTGCCAATGAAATCACCTCACAAGTGAAAGTCATCGGCACATGATGGCACTACTTGACTTTTCCTATTTTTATTTCAAATTCTTTTTTGCAGTTACGGCCCTTGCACTTAATCCAAACGCCCTTGCATTTCGCGTCAGGATCAACTTTTAAAGGCATCACATAACCGCAATACGGACACTTAATTTTATCCACGATTATCACCGTTACGGCCTTTCCGCCAGGGTGTGCAGTGCAACAGCGATTTTGGCAAGCCCGTCTTGGAATTGCTTTTTTCTTTCTTCTTCTGACAAATTAAGCTTGTACAGCTGCTTCAGCTTGATTAACTGCCGGCGTTCCTCAGCGTTGTATTTTGTCGGCTTGGGAAGTGGGCGGGAACGTATTGAAATGATCTGCATGATCTTGGTATCATCAGACAACCCGTTAAATAACGCCGTAAAGCTCCACCAATGAAGATTTTTGTCAGCGCCGAGCAGATCGAGATGGTAGCACTGCATAAAGGAAGAATAGACGGCCCATGCGTCCTGATTAAAATCGAAATACTTTTCTCCTCCGTTTTTTTTATCTGACACGTCAATAAATTCCTTGAAGATCAGATTGAAAAGAGCCGCTTTTTTGTCAGGCTTTAGGATTTTTAGAAATAATTTTGATTTTACTAAAAGCCATAAGCAGGCCTCGGCCTTTTCAGAATCTGTCAAAAGCGCGTCGGAGAATACTTGATAGCATTTCAGCACCGTTCGAAAAGAGGTATTTAAACGCACGGGCACAAGCTTATATTTGACCCTCTTTTTCAGAGGGGAATACAGTCTCATTTCCACGCTCTCCGCTTAAATGCTTGTTTTCTTTGACGGGCGACCTCCTGAAATTTAGGCACGAGAACGTTTTGAACATACGGGAAAAGATTGTAGGCCATCTGCTGAAAATCATCGGAATAAAATTCAATAATTTTTTTAGCGTTTTCTTCCCCGAATAAAAGGCAGAACACATCAACAACGGCTTTCCCAATATCTTCAACGATCTTTAAGTCTCCGGGGTTACTGTTGGAACGCTTTTGCAAGTCCACGAACCGGACTTGGAGTTCCCGGTATTTCTTTACCAGTTCGGGACGAATATCAATTTTAATTTTTAGAATCTCGCTGGTTCCATCGTTCTTTTGCAGTTCGATTTCATCGGTAAAAAGAGCGTTTTGTCTAAGCGTATACATCAGGATATCCTCCTTATAAAAAATAGAAGGGGGAGGATAAACCGCCCCCTTGTGTTATTTAGGCCGCCGGCGTGATCGTGGGCTTTCCGTCGAAACGGATTTCCACAGAAATCGCGCTGTCATCGGTACTGGCACCGGACCATTCCTGAATATTGCAGAAGGTGCAGTCACAGGTAATAGTGACCTCTTCGCTTTGAGCGTCGGTATACTTCAGCTGGAAAGAAGACTGCCGGTCGGTATCCAGTCCGTATTTCTTACTGAAAATGTAATCCTGAGCCTGATCGCCAACAACGCGCCGCCCGGTGAGCGTAAACGCCGGGGCCATACCCGTCACGTGGTTTTTCGCGAAGCCCTTGTCCGATAAGAAAAAGTATTGCTGAACAACCTCGTTCAAAGCCTCTGCGATATTGTCAAATCCCTCGGCTAGTTCGGCATAAGTCCAGGTGCCGGGCGGATCCGATCCCTGAGATACACCGATAGAAGCGGTCAGGTTGTACATTGTAAGCAAGCCGTAAGCTGCCATATTAATTCCCCCTTAGATAAAATTTGACTTCAAGGCTGGAGCCGTAAAGCCATTGGTTGTTTTCTTCGCGCCCTAAATAGACGGGTGCGGATGTGGTTTCTATATTTGTGATTTGGAAGCGGTCTGCGGAGGGGTAGTCCTTCCGCATATTCAAAAACGTGTGAAGCTTTCCAAGCGTGTCCGCCGCAAGCTCTTGATCTGAATTTTTGCAGTTTAAAACCGCCGACATGGAGACGGCGGCCTTTTTGTCAAGAAAGGTATTTAAGTTCCCGGATCCCCACGCGATGGAAATACCGTTTTCAGGAGGCATAGGCCCTATCACAATTTTTGAATACAGCTCCGTTTGCTCCGCAAGATCAATAACTGCGGTTAAAACATCGTCGTATACGCTCATTTTTTGCTCATTCCCTTCGAAAAGGCGTTCTGCGCTACTTGATCCAGTTCCTTTTTGTAGGTGTTTACACCTTTTTCAACCCATTGGAGGGAGGCATTTTGATTCTTGTCCTTTGACGGGGTTCCGGTGTAATACCGCCGTTTCGCGTAAGGAGTGTCCCAAATAGCTAATCCGTCCTGTGGCCTGCTGGCAATCAAGGCGCTGTCCTTTAATGTGCCTTGATCTTCCGGAACAAAAACATTTCCGTATTCAATGACAGATTCTGTAACAGCCGGGATCATCATAGAATTTCCCGCCTTAATTTTTGCTTGAATGGCGGCCATGTTTCGCGTAATTTTAACTGACATTACACCAACCCCAATTCTACGTGATGGACGCGGGTCGCGGGGACATCGGGAACCGGGTCAACCGTCAGCACTTCATATTCGCCGTATTTCTGACCCTGCGAGTTAAATACTTCGCACCGGAGAGGCTTTCCGGCCTTTTGGGAATGTTCCGCCAGAGAATCATAATCCAGGGCGGGCCTTGAAAGACTGGCGTCAATGAACAGCGTAGAGCGCAGCACGACCTCGGTGTTTTCCTTTGTCTTTTTCACTTCGTTGGTGTTTTGAAGATGCACACGGGAGACCTCATAGTCCTGCCACACGGGCTTTTGCCAAGCGTCCATTCCCGTGCAAACCTTAATAATTGCTAAATCCCCCAAAAGGGATTGAGGAATCGGTCTGAGCATACATGCACACCTCTTTCCATCAACGGAGTTTGTTCAAGCAAGGAAAGCGCGAAAGGGCTGACCATCAGAGCGCCGGGCTTTGTGGTTGTACTGGACAATGCGCCGCCCGATACTGAAACCTTTCCCACCGTAAAAGACTGGCCGGCCTGGCCTGTCAGCACGGTTTCCAGTCCGATTTGTGTGAAGTATAGCACTTGTGCCGCGGCAGCCTTTTGAACCAGCGTTTGAAGTATAGACGGGAGGGCGGAGATTCCCCCGCCCTCAACAATTCTATATCGCGTAATACTGTCGATCATATCAGACGCAAGTCCGGCGTACACAGGAAACTCCTCTTCAGAAATCGGGCATGTACCATAAAGGTCAAGATACTGCTGATATGTGATGTACGCCATAAGCCCACCTCTTGATTAAGAGCCTACGACAGCCAGCGCGGAGCCGGTGGCAGTGGCGATATTTCCCTTGGTCGTATTAACCAGCGCAACGGTTACAGTATCGCCGGATTTTGTGGTAAAGCTCGCTCCGTTAGTAACATCGGTCCAGTCTGTAAGTGCCTGACCATAAGTCACGCTTACCGCTCCGTCTGTATTGGTTTTAGCAACATACTTCATGCCGTACGGAGCCGGAGCCAATCCATTGATGACAGTATGAGTGCTGTCGGCGCCTGCGGAAGTGGTAATATTCAGAGTGCCTAAAGCCGGGTTGGAAGCCATATTTACAAAGATGCCGGGAAGCCTCTGGTTCAGGGCAAACACATCGTAGTAGTAACGCTCGTAATAGAGCCATTTTCCTTTGCTCTGCGCGGTAGGCGCGGACATCATGGAGGTTTCATAGACAACAGGTGCGGCGATTGCAATGGGGTCGAACATCAATAGATTGATTTGCTTCGCCCCTGTGGAAGAGGCCCAGCCCTCGGTAAAATCGTAAGCGCTCATCATGATATCTTTGGGGACCTCCATAATGACAACGCCGTCAAGCTTACCGACATTTCGGTCAATGTTGCGGATACCAGTATCAGCCTCCACAAAACGGGTGATGCCGGCAGCCTCTTTCAGAAGCTTATAGGTATCCGGTGTCATTTTGGCGCGGATGCGGTCACGGGGTACGCGCTGATTCACCATATACGCCAGGTAGGTATCCCAGGTTTCCAGAATATTATCAGCGGTTAGAGCCGTAGCATCAACGCCTCCGAAGCCGCTCGCCGCCTGAGCCAACGCGGAAGCCGCGTAAGCGTCCATTTCCGGCACCTTCTGGAATTCGTTGAACGTCTTTGTGATATTGGCGATATTGACGATCGGATCCTCTTGAATATCCATAGGATCCGCCAGGGTGTCCCATTCCCGATCCATTCTCATGGTAAGAATCTGCTCGGAGGTGTTGAAATTGCGATTAAAAGTTCCGGTGATCTGATCTCGGTTTACCGCTCTTGCGCCGCTGGTGGTCATGCTTTGAACAGCCACAGCCTTTCCGCTGATCGGCTTATAGGTGGCGCTGTTCGGGCTGCCGTACAGATCAGAAAAATAAGACCAATAAGGGTACATATTTGCCATTGCCTTAGAGTATTCGGTTGCATAGTTTAATTCAAGCTGAGTAAAAGCCATAGATTATCTTCCTTTCTTTAACGTCCTGGCCGCCAGATATCCTCAAAGGTTGATCCGGTTTTTCCGCTCGGCATCTGTCCTTTGACCTCCGCTCCGAATTGCGGGGAAGATGGTGGCGGTGCGGGTTCTGTCGGGTTAAAATATTCTTCGTATTTTTCCGCGACTGTTTTTAACTGCTCGGCGATTGCGGGAGCGTTTTCCCCGCGTTCGAGCATCTTATAGACAGTTTCACGGAATTTGGGCTTCACCGACGAAAAATCATCACCGCCTAAAGCGCGGAGCATATCGCGCTCCTCCGCTACAGCCTTATATTCGTCGGTTTCTTTGACCTTCACATTTTGCAGAGCGTTTTTTTGAGCGTCTGCCAGCGCTAGATCAATTTTTTCCTGTAATTCTGATTTCGGGATAAAGTCCGACATGCTGGTACCGTGCAACGCCATAACTTTATCAACCTGTTCCTCGCTGAGACCAAGAGCTCCCAGTGATCTTCTTGTAAACGCCATAAAATACATTCCTTTCTTTAACGCCTAAGAACGACAGGCGGATTGCACCGCAGTTTAACGCCGTGCTACGGGGGCGAAATGGGTATAAAAATAGCGCCCCGCAATAACTGCAAGACGCTGTTTTTATAGTTGATTTTGGTCATACCCGCTGTTAGCGATATCCTCTGCCTCTTGTACGATTTGATCTGCATTAGCCAATACACTTCCGTATATTGCATCGGCTTGAATATTGGCCGCCATTACCGCTTTATCCGCAAAGGTACAATCATGATATCCTGTAATTACTTCACCGTTTGTTTTGTCGATTGCTACAATCGCTATCTTATCTATTTTACGGTTTTCTAGGAAGCTTAAGGATTCCGCTAACCATTGAGCATAAGGCTGACTACTGATTACAAGTGTTTTGATTACTATCACACTCCATTTGGTTCACATCTGACCAATCGATATATCCTGAACCATAATCAAAGGCTATTTTCGGCATTTCCATGCTGGTGATTTCTATTCTGATCCCACAAATGCCATCGCCTATTTTTTTACCGTTAATGCGGATCGTGGTTTGATAGCCATACTGAGAGGTGTCCAGATCAATCAGATTTTTAATCATCGTCATACTCCACATTGCCGCCGTGCGCGTGTTCGCCAATTGCGGCGGCTAATTTAAAGTTGGCTTCTTTGTTCCACTCATACTCATATTCTTGGAGCTTGTTGGCTACAGAGGCGGGAACCTCAGCTTCTGCTGCCTGCATCATGCCGGCCACGCTTCGGAAGTACCCGAGAATCAACCGAAAGCTTTCTTCCGGGCCTCTCGGCTGAACCGCCAAGCAGTCGTTGGAAAACTCCAGGACGGATTCTTTAATACCCGGTTCCAAATAGCCTAAAGCGATTCCGGTTTCTACGAGATCATCAATTTGGTCAGAAACCTCCTCATACCATTTCCCGATCTGCTTGTGGTTAGCGAACCAGGCGTCGTCTTTTACCAGGTTTCTGTGAAGTGTGGTAAGGTTGTGATACAGGATTTTCAGATAAGCTATGAGACGCTGAAACTCATTCATTATTCTACCTTCTTTCTTTGACGAGGTTTTCCAGCCGTTTTTTTAATCTGAGGGTTCTTATATTCCTTGTATTGCTCAGCATTCAAAACAAGGCCACAGCGCCTGCATTTGATATGCTGAGCGGTTCCGATAAAGTCATGGTTACATTCTGACATACAATCACCTCTTTCAACTTAAAATAGGTATAAAAAAGCCACCCTTTCATTTCCAGGGCGGCTACTCAACTATTTCAAAATCATCTGGCGGGAAAAAACCTTGATCTCCATCTTCTCCCATGATTTCATACCAACCATTTTCAACAGATATAACATCGTAAACATTTCCTTTGTGCAATCTGACTTTGTAATAATCACCGTTATATTTTACTTTCATTTTTTCGACCAGCCTTTCACAAATATTTCTTTTGCGCCTACATTTTCCTCATAAAACCAGTGGATAACAGCTTTTTTAGGACCGTCTGCGGTGTCTATATAACCTCTTCCTTTTGAGTGCTGCCAGTTTCCCGCAGAACCACCATAATTTTAAACCAAGAAGTTCTTTACTCTAAGATCGGTTTTAGAGCCTTTTCCCGCAAAAGTTTCAATGTCAGAAATTTTTGTCCCTTCGGTAATTTTAGAAAAGGTTCCGTCCGGCAATTTTACAGGATTACTGCGTAGAGATGTTTCAAGCTTTTCTCTTCGTTTGGCCGCTGCAACAGCCTTAGCAGATACAGATTTATTATAGTCAAAAACCTGTGTCCGATCAAGCCTTTTCGTGCGTCCTGTCTTTTTGCAAAATGCATTGTAATCAGCCTGTTTTTCCCTAATTTTCACGGCTTCTTTTTCAAAGCCTTCTTTGTCTCCGGCTGCTTCCATCATGGCGGCTTTTTGCTTGGAATAACGGATTTCTCTTTCCAGCCTGCGCTGCTCCTGGGATTCCGCATATACCTTGTCATTTTCTTCCTTGTCCTGTTCCGGCCTGTCGCGCGGAATGGATACACCTGGAATCATGGTGATCGGGTGATGCCCGCAGTTGATCCCAAACAATCCGGCCGGTTTTCCATAGCTTGTATAAGAAATAGGGGAGTAGCGGTGGCGTTTTCCCTCGCCGTCCGTAAAGGTTCCGCTTTTGTTGTTCCATGAAAAATAACGGCCCTGATACGGATAGCACAGCGGACGGGCGCCGGAGTGTCTTGATACCCGGAAGATATCGACCCCATAGTCCTCCTGTCTGGTTTTGACGGCTTCAATAGCTGTGTTGTGTACTGTGGTGCGAATATCCATATTGACATAAGCTTCCGGTGACCATTTCCGCCCGGCGCGGTCATAAAATCCGGTGATGCCCTCTTTATGTATTTGTGACAGCGCCTGTCTTAAAGCCTGCTGGCGGCTTTCTGTCCCCGTTATCACTTTCCCGGTGGCAATATTCAAAACCTCCTGCGCCGCTTTCATTTGGCGTTCAATATTAACCGTGTTTGTAATCACCTTCCGGTATTGAGCGAGCGTGCTTTCCAGCATAGTGGTATTGACAAGGTTCAGCTTATCCATTGCCTGCTGCTCATAGGCGTTTAAGGCTTGCACAATGCTTTGGCTGGCTATCACGTTATCCGCGGCAGCGTTTTGTATAGCGCCTTTTTGCACGGCTTTTTTTAACTCCGGCTCTATGTCTTTTGTCGCCATGTATACGGCGTTTTCTAAAGCGGCAGTGATCAGTTCTTTATTTTGCCCGGTAAGGGAAGCGATAATCTCAATGCTCTCTTTATTGAGCTGTCCCAGTTCGGCAAGCTTTCGGATCTCCCACTGCTCTGTGGAAAGCGAGTGGCCGGAATTGAAATGCTTTCCCATATTAATCAAAAGCGCGTCTACAATATTGCTGTAAACCTGCTCAACCGGCTCCGAAAGCTTTAGAATCTCATTAGGGGTTAATCTGGCCATTTACACACCCCCTGTTAGGATTCATCTTCCGCCGCTTCCTCGTCCTCTTCCTTAGCTTCCGGTTCCTCGCTGGGGCTCATGAAATCGGATTTCTGCCCGGCTTGCTCTGCCATGTCGACCATATCCGCGGATATAGAGGATTCCTTTTCGATTTCCATCAGCTCCTGCACAGCCTCCTCCTCGGTATATCCCAGCTTTTCCACCATAAAACGCTTCTTGCTCATAAGGCCGTTGCCTATCAGCAAGATTCCCTCGTTGATGTTGGTCTGCCGGTCCTGAAGAATAGAATCGTCAAAAACAACCTTGGTTTCCCAGCCCTGTGAAGCCAGCGCTTTAATGCTGTACCCGTTCCACTTCATGTCATAGAGGGAAGCGATCTGGACAATGGCATCAATGATTTTGGCGATAGCCATCTTGACTTGCAGCTGGTGGCCTTTGATAGTCTTATAGGTTTTGCTGTTTTCGCTGATCACTTCGGTTGCGGTTTTTAAGCCTGTCGCTCTGTCAAAGGTAAAAGTACCGGCAGAAAATCCAACCTGTAAGCATAAAATAGACAAGAAAGCGTTTATCGCTCTCTCGTGTTCATCAACGCGCAGTTCAATACTGTTGTCCTGTATTTTTAAAGAATCAGGACTATCCGTGGAGAGCGCTTCATAGGCTTCGTCAGAGGCATCAAAATAGCGCCGCATTTCTCCGGTTTGCGGGTCGATTACCGTCCGGATACATTGAGCTGGAACGATAATTCTTTTTTTACCAAGACGGAACTCCCGAATAAAGCTGTCGTAGCAAATATCTAACGCCTTGAGGGTCGAAAGAGCGTTTGCATAAATTGATACGCCAAGGGGAGAGTTATCATCAATGTTATTGGCGACAGCGGTTCGGTAATAAGCGAATAGGGAAGTGGTTAACCCCTGCATAGAGGTGTTTTCGTTCAGAAACGGATAAATCTCATTAAGGGGGTAGCGAAATCCTAGAATATCCTGTGATTCCGTCATTCCTGGACTCGGCTGCTTATATTCAGTGCGAAACGCCTCGTTGCTTATATAGTAGGTTAGCCCGTCCCATTTATGCCATTCCAGCCGGGTATAATAATAGCCGTCCTTTGCCTCACGGCTGATAAATACGCCGTCCGTAACCTGGGCGTTATCCCAGGCAGTAGGGACAAACTGGTCCGCCATGCAGAAACCCAGTCGTATTCCTCCGCTTTCGGGGATTTCATTTCCCGCGCTGTCCCGTTTAACCTCGTACCATGCCTTAATAGCGCCGCCGCCTAATGCGAGCACCTGTTCAATATGTTCCTGCATTTTTGTCCAAAATCCGTTTTTTGTTAAAACATCATGGACAAACTCTTCCAGCGGCTGTTCCTCACTGTCCGATTGACTAACATGCACCTCACATTGTTCGCTCCAGATCAGGCCGGCTAGTTCAGAGCTTACAGCTTTTGCGACGTCCATTCTTTCCAGGTTGCGCCGGTTTCTCGGATTTTCAATGGTAGGAGCCAGTATCCTGTGCCAAGGGCTGTAAAATCCTTTGTACAAATACTTCCAGATAAAAATACCGAAATAGTAAAATTGGTTGAAAGCAGGTACGCCTCCAACCTCGAAGATATCTTTGAATTCTTTTGACAAGCCTGTTTCAGCTCCGGTTTTCTGCATCCAGTTTTTCACCCTCTCTTTTAGTTTTTCCAGCATTGGCTCACCGCCTTATATAACATAGTTTTTATAGAAGTAATTATGAGCATAACGGGTTTCGTCCATCGCGTGATTGTATGCGTCAACGGGATTGCCGTTGTTATCTACGCAATACATTCCGATCTCCTTTAAAAAATCCAGATGCCCAAACCTGTCGTTTTCAACGAGATAGAAGCGCCCGTCTGAAATACTGCTTTGCAGATATTCAATACCAACCTCAATCCCTTTTCTGGCGCCCTTAATGTCCCTGGCATTGTTATCCGCGCGGTCTGTATAATAACCGAGCAGATCAAATTCAGCGCACAATGCTTTGCAGGCTGGATCTATCTTAATACTGGATTCCCTCATACTCGTAAGCTGGCGGCAGTAGGGGATAAAGCTGCCGCAGATTTCACGGGCCTGTACCGACATTGCTTTTGTAATTCCAATATCCGCCCCGGAATAATACCACCCAGCAACACGGTATAATTTAAACTGGTTCTGCATGGTGCGGGTCACCACGTAGCAACCAATCGAAGTAGCGTCAGAGAGGCCGCCGTCACCAGCGAAATACATTTCGATTTTGCTTTCGCTGTCCGGAATATAACTGAGAATATGGCGCTGCGGGTCAAACATGGAATAAATAACCCCTTGCGGGATACACCGCTCGCCGAGCCAGTCGCGTTTGTATAAATAAGGATTCTTTAAACAGGTTTTTCGGATTTCTTCCTTTCTTTCCGGTGTAATAATGGGATTGTCGTCTATGGTCCAGTGTGTCCATTGGGTGTCCTGTATGTTGAACACCTCAGAGATTACTGGGTGGCTGGGAGCAGGAGGGTTTAAATCAGCGATATGCCATCTTATCCTGGAGGCGCAAGTACGGCGGAAAGCTTCCTGTATTGCGTCGATATGCAGAAGATTGATTTCGCAGAAGTATACGCTTCCTAAAGACATTCCGGTGAATGATTTATGGCTGTCCGCTTTACCGGCACCTTTGTAGTAAACGCGTTTTATTCCTTTCATCGTCTCGATTTCCAGATGATCTCCAAAATCATCATGCTTCATTCTGGAAATACCGTTAAAAATATGAAGCAGTCCGAAGCCGTCACAGTCCATTACCAGCTTAAAAGCTTGTTCTTGGTTATATGCTAAAACCATATGGTTTAGGTCCGGGGTGTTCCAAAGATACCAAGCAAAGCGGGAAACGCTGACGGTTGTTTTTCCTGACCGCGGCGTCCCCTCATTAACTTCTAAGCAATGGGAATAAGGAGCGTTTAAAATCTTCTGTTGCTTTTGCCCCCACACTATTTCTTTACTCAACTTTGAACCCCCCAGCTGCTTTCGCTATGGCCTCAAAGAGGGAAGTGTCAGACTGTTTCTGCGCGTCTTTTGTGAATTTGTCAATAACGATGCCCAGCGATGTAGCAATGCTCTGAATACTTGCCCGTTGAAGTTTATCAGAGTTTTGAAGCTCAGAAAGATAAAGGGAAATAATGCTGCACACATCATCTTTTTTCTTGTCCATAAACTCAAGAATATCAGCGGTATTCTGCTCTTTTTTTTGTTCCGCTTTTTTCACGGTTTCAGGATCGCTGATCACTACTCTTTTAACTGTATCAAAAGATACTTTGTGTTTTCTTGCAACTTGCGAATAATTCCCACATTCCGCATAATCCGCAATGATCTTTTTCTTTTCTCTATCGGTTAAATGTTTCGCCATACCACCACCACAATTTCAGGATAAATAGAAAGACCGCAAAGCCGTTAGGCCTGCGGTCCTTAGGAAAGGAGTTCAATGAACCTTGTACACTTTTCTATGATCTTATTATATCCTATGTTTTTGAAAAAAACTTCCCTTCTTTTTCCCATCAGCATTCCATAATTCCGTACATGGTAACAGTAAAATAATAAAGTGCTTCATCTTTTATTCTGTATACTTGAGAAGTTTCAATGTGATATTTTTCCATCAGCCTTTCCACGTGTCCGTCGTGGCGGTCTATGTAAAACTCTGTGAGAAAGTCTTTTTGTACCTCAGTTATTCCGTCTAACCCTTTCTCGATGAGTGCGACAATCCGCCGGGTCGCGGAGTAGGCCAGGGATAAGCGCTTAGTTTTCACAATATTATCAATCCAACGATCTTCAGTTTTACTCCCGCCGCCTTTCACTGGATCAGAATCAGCAGTACAAGCCTTGATAGATTCCTGTTCTAATCGCAAAGTTAAAATCTGATCCCGAAGATTATTTAAAGATGCTTTGCGCTTCATGTAGCATCTAAGATCGTTTTCAGCTTCTTTTTTCCAGTTCAATTTTTCAACCTCCTGACAGTCTTTTTGTCGCACTTCTCCGGCGGGCAGCCTCTAGGCTTACCGGTGTCCAGAAGATAATTACAGTATTTAACGAATCCATATCCGTGGGTTGCCAGTGCTCTATAATAGACGCACCCTTCACAGCTTTTCCGGTTCATGTGCTTTGGCGTCCTTGCAGTAGAAGTCATCTTGTTTGTTAGTATGCCAGAAAATAGAATCTCCTGTCACATCACATTCGATATGGGAGAAAGGGCACTCTTTCTTATGCCTATGTACGCAGTCCTTGCAAGTGGTGTGCGGTTTGGGCGGGTCTTTGCTTGCCACCAGAACGGAACAAAGCAAGAAGCCTAACGGTGCGCCTAAAAAGTACCCTAAAAGTAATAATTGCCAGCCTGCCATATCAATTCTCCTTCCTCTTACCGTAGTTACAAAAATCATTTGGAGCGACTATCTTCGGGCCGCAATCACAATAGTTATGCCATTCAATGCATATCCATTCGACGCTTTTCAGCCCTGGCTGATGAATACAATAACCGCACTCTCCACAATAGCACGCACCAGCAGCATGAACAGGGTCGATAGTTGGCATTGATTTGATTTGTTCGCAAGCCCCCTCGTTTAAATAAACCGGGGCTAAATCCGCATCAACCAGTCGCATTTTTTTACCTTCTTAACTTCTCGATCGTTTCAGACAGTTTCATAACGTCCGGGTGAGATTCAGGCTTTCCGGAATTTAATTCGCACCGTCTCAGCCGTTCAAATTTTTCTATCAGGAGTTTAGGATCTCTCTTTTGCCTTTTTAATTCCTCTTCGCTTATGATGATCGGGGGGCGCAGAAAATAATGCTCTTCATTCATTTGATTCCTTCCTTTCGCCATAGTTGCAATAATGGTTATCTTTACAATGATGCAAAGAATTTGAACAATCAACCCATAGCTTTTTTGTTCCGTCATCATCAAATTCGTGACTTTCATCTGCTTCCCATTTTATACAATCCTTACACCTAACTACGGGGACAGCGTCGTTTAAATGCAGCTTCATTAATTCCGATACTGGTGTATACTCTCCGCAGCCAAAACAGCCAATAGCAAGAACTCCATTAACGATATCAATATCAAGAGCATCACCACACTTAGGACACCAAATTCCATTTTTAGCGGCTAATCCTCCGTTAACCGCATTTAGAATTTCCTTTATTTCTTCCGGCTTAAGGCCAATGGCCTCGTAATCCAACAAATCCTTTACCACTTGATCTCTTTCATGTCTTAGGTGGTAGAGTTCGGCTTCCAGTTCTTTAATATATGGAATTTCCTCGTTAAGCCACTTTACATTTGCCTGAAAGCAATCCTGCGAATATTGGTGCCAACTTCCGTCTAATGCGTAATAATTCCTATTTTCGTCATCGAAGCAGGCGTCAGACGGCCTAAAAATCATAAATTCTGCCGCAATTTGTTCCGGGGTCATATTTTTGAGCTTTTCAAAATTTGTCATAACTAATCCTCCTCAGGTGGTTTCTGAATCGAAATACTTTTCCCAAGCGGATATAGGGCAATCCAGTTTATTAATATCAACATCATCATGCCATGCAATTTGTTTTCCCGTCTGTTCATTTGAAAACCGACAAATAGCATTAACCGACACGCCGGATAACGCACGTTCGTCAATTAACGTTTTAATTTCTTTTAAAGACAAATCATCTTCTAAATCACAGACGTATAAAGTCATTTTATAAAATTGTGCCATATCTCATTCCTCCTCAGGCGGTTCTGGAAGCGGCTGCCAGTGGGTAACGTGCTGATATTTTTTCTTTGCCCATGATGTTTTTCCTCGAAAACTATCTATACCGACACAGATTTTTGTCCCTACATTATCCCAATAGCAAGGGTGGTACACAACGAGATACTCACCTGCTTTTTCCGGCAGTCTGTCCTCAACACTGATCCAGCCGTTGTTTGCCATAGCTAATCCTCCAAATCCATCTTAGCGCCACAGTGGGGACAATAGCTATAATGCAATTCTCGTAATAGAAAATCAGCCTTTCCTCCACATTCTGAACATGTATTTCTATATCTAACAATGCTCATATTTTCAATTTTAATTTGCTCTTGAATCCACTTCCCATGCTTCACCTCTTCAACGTCGGCGGCGGGAAGTTCTTTAATCCTTTGACGGTCAAATACGCCTAGAACGCAGCCTAGTGCGTCTTCTCTCTTGATGTACTCAGCCATTGTCAATCCTCCAAATCCATCTTAGCGCCGCATCGAGGGCAATAATTTGAAAATTTCTCAGTATCATAATCAAGTCCATAAGGATTATCTTCGCCGCAATTTGAACATTGCCAGGCACCGTGTTCATATTCCCACTTTTCCTGTTCCAAGCGAACCTTTAATCTGTGTGTTTTCTTGAATTTTTGAACTTCCACCAAATCCTCACAATCGTGAAGAATCATCATTTGTTCCAACATGATTTGAACGTCCGCGATCTCTTCGGCAATAGCTTCACGGTTATCTTTGCCCCTGGCGTGCTTACAAAGTTCCTTTTGCAGTTCTGACATTTCCTCAAAAACCATAAGTGTTTGAGCTTCAGCACCCCATTTATTCAGAGCTTCGCAATAAATTTTGTGTGGTTTTGATTCAGTCATAGTTTGCCTCCTTTAACGCTTTCTCAATTCTGGAAGCGAGATTGTCCAATACAGCCTCCAACTGCTCAGCAGTTTCTGCGCAGTAATCATCAGACGCCATTTCCCTTGCCGTGTAGGCCGATAGAGCGGCTTTTAGGGAAGAGTAGTATCCTGTTATTCTTTCAACCGTTTTGCCTAAATTCGGACTTGAACGCTTTGAAATAATATGGCGCTCATATAGGGCGACAGTACCATTTTTCAAGGTGCAGATCCGGTAATCTCCCAAGGTTAGGTTAATCATTACTTTTGTCCTCCGTTCCCGTCTGTGACTTCAAATCTAAGCTTCATCTGTGCGGGACATAAGTCCACGCTTGGACGTCGCTTTCCGGTCCATCGAAGCCCTCCAGCCCTGCCTACACATTTCCAGCCGGCAGCCCTCAGGCTTGCCCCGTTCTCACTTTCTAATATGTAAGTGACAAGCTTATGGTAGCCCATAGCCCTGGCAGTTCTCCAGGCCGCCGCATAAAGCATGCTGCAAGCGTTGCGTGTGCCGTCTGTGCAAAGCCGGTTAACCTCCAAGGTCCAGCTGTCGTCAAGATAACGGCTGACGGGCCTTCCTACAATGGCAACGCCCACAATTTTTTCTCCGTCGGTGCAGCCAATAGAAAATTTGTGCCCTGTGACAGGCTTATGGTGTCGGTGATGCTGCTCTACAAAAGCATTGGCCTCTTTTAAGCTTATCGGACATATCTCAAGCAACTAAATCACTCCTTATTTCCCGCCTGTTTGCGGCTGGGTTAATCTCTTTTAAAATCAAGCTTCATTTCATCAACGATCACCCGGTCTAAATGTTCCCAAAAGATTTCGTCTTGATCGTGTTCGGCGGAAAGCCTGCTGATTCCATTGATTACCGCTAGGCATCGCTTCGAACCAAAGCCGAAGTTACGGTTCAGCACATAGCACATCAATTTAAAGTACTGGCGCAGAAGTCTTTCCTGATCCGTTTTTACTACCTGCCGAGAATAACTTTCAGCGGCTTGTAATTGTTTTTTTTGTAAGCTTGGACGAATTAGGTATCCTGGCCTTCACTTAAATCCCTCCCGTCCAAAATTTTCACCAGCCGCCGGCAGACAGGACAGCCGCTTTCTTTTACAGCCTTGAACTGCCCGCCGAACGCCACACGGATCTGATCGATGTCTTTGTGAAGCTTCAGGCCGTCCTTCTCTTTTCTCCGCGCGTCTTCGTACTCTCTCCTGAGGGCTTCTTTTTCCTCAGCGGCTTCGTCCTTGGAAAAAGCGCCGCGCCGGTAAGCATGGTACAGCCAGGTAATCCCGCGGTATGCAACACGCTCTAAAGGAAGCACGGAACGGGGAAGAGGCTTCCCGTTTCCGGCGAGAGCGCAAAGCTCGTCAAAGGTCATGGCTGATCTCCTCTATTTCTATCTCTACTCTGGGATTTTTATGATCAACGGAAAAACTATCCGTAAATCCCACAATATGCCTTTGGCCGTCGCCTTCCAAAATGCCCGCGTGGACGAAGGCGTCCTGTATGAATTTTTTTGCAAAAGCCACGTTATCCAAGTCCCTCCGGCGATCTTTTTCCACCCATAAATACCGCATGACCACCGGCCTTTTAAAATGCGCTTTTCTATGCTGAGAGCGGGCGATCATGCCTATTGCATATTCCATCTGCTTTTTCATTTTTGCCGCGCTGTGACGATTGCTCCGCTCTGCGGATATGTACTCATTCAGCCCTGGCAGCGTCCCTAAAATCACAAATTTCATTCAGGCTCCCCCTATACCATTCTTTGATTTTTTGAAGGATCTCTGGAAAAGCTGACGCAAAACTTCTTTGACATTTCATAGATTCTGGAACCGGCCGCCTCATCGATCCTGATCAGTCCGTCAATGGTGTGTTCGCTGGAAATTATGGTTTTCAGCCGGTTGTTGTACCGGTAATTCAGGATTTCGAACGCGAGGTTCACGTCTCCGACCGTGGGAGGCTTCGGTTTCCCGGAGAACTCGTCATACTGGGTTTTGAAAAGGTCATCAATGTAAAGGATCTCGCAATTTTTCAGCAGCCAGGCGGATTTCTGATATTCCGGCTCGTTTACGTTCGCTTTCAATTTCACAGATTCGTCCCGCCACAGCATATAGATCACCTGATTTCCCCGGCTCAAAAGCTCCCCGGCGATAGCCGTGCACAGATGGGTTTTTCCGATGCCCGGCTGTCCGCCCGCGAAAAACCAGCTGTCTCCTCCTTCCGCGAGAAATGCTTCCGCTTTTCTCCTCATGGCTTCCTGCCAGGGCTTGAAGCACTGAAAATTATCCAGCCGGTAACGCTCTATCAGCTTCTCAAGCCCGCTCGCTTTCAGCCGCCTGCGGGATTCCCGTGCCTTCAGGCACTCGCACTTCATGGCAACCTCACAGCCATCTTGCATAAAGTAAATGACTCCTTTATTGCGGCATTTCCGGCAGTCCTGCCCCTCCAAATCTCCTTCTATCGCGTTCATTCGGTCGATCTTTCGCTGAAGGTATTCCTCAGAAGTAATCTCCGTGCCTTTGTACCTTTCCCACGCTTTTCTCGCCTCCGGGCTGTTCCTTAGAAGCCCCGCTAGAAACTCCATAGCCTTTCCCTCCGTTCTGCTGCGCGCGGGCCAGCCACGCGTGAATAAACCGCTTGATGCCTGCCATTGTTTTTCGCTTTTGCGGGTTCCCTTGCAGCCACCCCAGCATAAGCTTAAGCTCCTGCTGGACATTCACCAAAGGATACAGCTCTTCCCACTGTTTCACGTCAGCTTCAGGGATCGTAAAATTCTTACCGTCTTTTAATGGCAGCCGTACTAAATACTCTTGGCCGTCTCCCGCTTCGGCGGGTGCGGCCTCATTATATTCTTTACTTTTCTTTCCTTTACTTTCCTTTACTTTACTTTGTGGATTTCCGGGGGAATTAACCGGGTTCCCGGGGGAATTAATTCCGTTTTTTCCCCCGGAAACTGTAAAAAAGGTAAGCTTATTAAGAATACTGGGAGGAACGTCGTTTTTATCTTCCTCATCTAAAAGCCAGTATTCCGCAATCATTTCTATTCCGTCGCGCTTTTCGCATCCGCGAAGGTAGCGGCGCTGGATACCCGCGCTTGTCAGTGCGCCGAACATCTGGTAAACCCCCTGATCAAACAGGGAACGTGCCAGACACCCTTGCAGCACTTCGCTTATGTAAGCAGGACTTTCCTTCAGTTCATCTGCGGCGATCAGGCATTCGTCCTTGTCCCACTTTAGAAAGTATCCATCTCCCTCAAAGGCTCTGCAAAACACATACAGCACGAATACCACACTGGATGCACCAAACTCGGCCCGAAGGAGCTTTACCTTTTTATCCCTCAAAAACCCAACGTCAAGGGGAAAATACTCCAGTCCTTTTTTGGTTGGGCGTGACAGAAGAATCCCTCCCTTACTCCGGAATCCTCTCTTGGATTACTTCGCCGGTTTCCGCGTCGACCTCCACGCCTTCGGCTTCGATAATTTCAGGCGGCACGCTGAACATGTCGTCGGAAAGTTCGGTTTTGATTGTCTCGTCGGAATTCGACGCACGGACAAAATCGGACTTCATGGGGGCGTATTTCAGCGCTTTCTTTAAAACAGTTTTTTTCGCCATTTCTTCGAAAGCGGTTTTCCAAGGAGAATAATCTCCGCTGTAGGACTGACTGTATTTATTCGCATGAGCCCGGACATCGTCGACGCTCATGACCTCAAAGCCAAAACCGCCGTCTTTCATTTTGAACGCGGCGTAGAACCACGCAGGTTCTCCTTTGTCGGTTCCTTTATACGGTACATGCTTCAGTTTTGGCTCCAGACCGAAAGCAAACTCAAACTCATCGTTCTCGTAAACTGTGTGGGCCTGAATTGAACTGATTTCTCCGGAACGATAGGCGAGATCGATCAAGCCTTTATAGCCGATCTGGAACTGGCATTCCAGCTGTTTTTTCTTTCCATTGTAAAATGGAATAAGATAAGCCTGGCCCAGAGGAGTGTTAGGCTCAAGCCCCAGCTGAGCCGCCGTCATCATAGCGCCCAAAAAGGAATTAGGCGTGGTTTCTCCCAGCTTTGGATTCGTTGATAAGGCGGAAAGCGTAATCCGGGTAAACCGCTCTGGGGTCATGACTGAAGGAAGGGCTTTTTTGATTTCTCCTTCCATCTTCTTTATGTAATTCTGCATGGTGCTGTCGTGGGGCGCTTTTCTGGCAAGCTCTTGATTCTCCACATTCTTTTGAATAGAAGGCATTAAAATCTCTCCTTAATATCAAATTTTCTAAAATACGTTGTACTGTAATATCTTGATAAATCCACATTTGGATAATCTCTGGAAAACGCTTTGGGGTCAAAGCTGCGTTTCGACTGAAATTTCCATGTAACGGAATAGCTGCCGGCTTGTCCAAGCTCATGAGCCGCGAGATCCTGTTGGAGCATTTGTTTCCTTTGCTCGTTTTCCCGCTCGTACCGCTTGATAATTTCCTTGGTTTCCAGGTATTCTTTGATAAGCTTCTCCCTGCCGAACAGGTCAACCTGGTTTTCAGAATCAACATTTCCAAATATAGCCGAAATAGCCTTGGAAGTAGGCTTCAGTCCGTCAACAGGCGGTGGAACGTCCGGAGTTACATAGGTTTCCCAAAACTCTTTTTCGGCCTTCATCAGGGCTTCAATTTCATCTTCGTCCCGTTCGATTACAAACCAATAGAAACCCTGATTCAGCACCAGTACGGCAAGATACCAGCGCTCCCAGCCCGTGACAGCCATGTAGTGGACGCACTGAGCGTAATAGTTTTCGGGAAATTCCCCGTTCTTAAATTTCTTCAGGTTCATGATGCTGGTGGTTTTACATTCCAAGCCTGCTTTTTCTCCGACAACCGAACGGTCAATGTTGGCGTGGGCGAAAGGATACTGGGGATTCCTGATAATATCGTTATGCCTTCTGACCTTCTTTCCAGTTGCCTCCGTAAACCTTTCCGCGACATACTGTTCCAAATCCCGGCCCTGGCGCATAGCTTCGCTGTCCTCTTTTTCCGGCAGCCTGCCGGTCTTGTCCGCCCATACCATGTAGGGAGTGGAATAGCTGTTCATGCCGACCAGGGCGGCGGCGTCGGAGCCCCCAATGCCTTTCCGGCGCTCCTCAAGCCATTTCTCCCGGTCCATTAGAGCCATTCTGTTTTTTCTCCTTCCTCTTGATACACAGGGCACCAGTCCGAGAAATACCATTCCACCAGCATTGCGGAAAATTCCTGATCAAGCGGCTTGTCACGAACACGGGTGATTCCACACCGCTCCATGGCGTATTCAAGCGCTTCGGTTTTAGGAACCCGATTTCTTTCCCGATCAAAACTTTCATAATACATTACATCGTCCATTTGACAAACCTCCTGTTTTGGTTTAATATGTGATTAGGATATTTTATTTTGCCGCTCTTCGTGATGCCAGTCGCGAGGGCGGCTTTTCTTTTGTCTGTGCCAGGCCGCACGCCTGTCGGCGCTTTCCTTGCCGTCTATTTCACAATCGGCCTTTTTTATTTCTATGTATTCCTTTGGCGTGATCGTGAAGTAAAATGGAATGTTCCGGCCTCTCTGCCTTTTGACTATCTCCAACCTTTTGACCTCCCTGGTAGATGATCTTTTTTAAACTGCTTGTAGACCTGTTCTGAACGCTGATCCCTGGCTGTTTGGTAGCCTCTGCGTTTTACTTGTTCTGTTTGGGTAAAAGCTTCTTTCCTGGCTCTCCAAGCGGTGAAAAGTTCGCATTGGCCTATTCTGTGGCAAAACGGCGTTCGTTTCGTACAACCAAAGCACGGAGAGGTCTCAGTGAATTTGCTGATAATGACCTGCTGCATACTGGCTCCTTTTCTTCTTTAAAGCGTTCCTCAGCTTCCGATTTCGGTGCCGCTCGCCAATATATGCCGCTGTGAATACGGCGCTCCATACCGCCAGAACGATAAACGCCACTGTCATTTCTGCGTTCAAATGCTTGTCCTCCTTTCAATTTCCTGTAAAAATTTATCTCTGGGTATAAACCATTCTCTTTCAATTTTGAATCCAGGTATAATTCCTTCAGATAGCCAGCGTTTAATTGTAGCTTCCGATTTGCGTAAATAAACAGATACATCGTTTACTGTTAAATTTGGATACATCGGTAATTCCATTTTTCCAGGTGTCCATTTTGGCGCATAACATAAAGCTTTCCGCATATTGATTTTCTCCTTTCCGCCGCCTGAGTGCGGCTATTGTTTTGGCTTGATTGCCTGTCCTCCCAACGAGTGGTAAAATGTCAATAGGGAGGAGGTGAACAGCATGATTAAAAATAATGAATCATTTGACAATTTAATAAACTATTTTGATTCTGAACAATACAAGCAATTGATGAAAGGGTTTATCTCGGTTTCAGAAACAGCGGAATCATTGTTAGATAAATTTAGTTTCAATATTTTAGATTCCATGACATCTGCATTAATAAACATTTCAAAAAGTTTTGAACAGAGACAATCAAAAATACTTTTTGATTGTTTAGAGGTCCTTAAAAATGTTCCACTAGATTCATTAGATTGGAATTCATCAAGCAACCGTGAAGTTCAGTTAGATGACAAAAGTGTTGAGAGAGTGTCCAATATCATCGAAACAGCAATTCCTGATGAGGCATCAGAAAAACAATCACTGGAAAACTTTTTGAAAACCCACGAACACACAATAGGATTCGTGCTTGCATTGATTTCAATTCTGCTGGAACTATACTTTGGCCTTTTTCCTCCATCAAACAATCAATCCGAAAGCTTTGAAGAAAATAACCAGACCACAGTCCAATATTTAGAAGCAGATTTAAGTTTACAAAAAGAATTATCACTATCAATTCAAGAGCTGACTCAGTTGCTGAAGGATCAAAACTATCCGATAGAAGATATTTCCAGTGGTGTTAATGAAGATAAAGACCCTGAACGTCAAGAGAATAATTGCAATATTGACGATGATATTAGTGATCCATAAGTAATGAACTGATTTTTGTAATGATTCTATTTGCTCCTGCTCCGAACCAGCAGGAGCTTTTCTTTTGCTTGCCCGCATGTCCTCACCCCGCTTCCTTTTCGTCCTCATAGAACCGTGTCCAGTCGAAGTGCAACGCTTCGGCTATTTTTTTGGCTACGTCCGCATTTAGAGGTTTACCCCGGTTTCCGGTTTCTATAGAAGCATAATAACTTTGAGAAATCCCAGCCATCTCCGCCACTTTGTAGGTGGATAATTTAGCGTTTTTACGGATCTTTTTAAGCCATACTCGCATTGAATCACCTCTTTTATTTCGTTATGTGTTAATGATATCATTTCTAATTGTGTTTGTCAACACAATTTGAAATTATTTTTTTGATTCTTAAAAAATATATTGATAATGATTTCTTTTTGTGATTATATAAAAGTGAAAGAGGTGAGTGCCGTGTTTCGTATTCGTCTAAAAGAACTTAGAGAAAATGCTGGTTTGTCACAATATGGATTTGCGGAAAAAATTGGTATATCGCAGTCTACTGTAGGAAATTGGGAAGCTGGATCAAGAGAACCTAATTTTAAGACAATGGAGCGCATAGCAGATTTTTTTGGAGTATCTGTCGATTACCTATTGGGCCGGGAAACCGTCGCTGGTGGCCCTCCTGAACCATCTGTTCCAGGCAGCAAATGGATTCCGGTTATTGGCACAATCCCCGCAGGAACGCCTGTAGAAGCCATTGAAGACATATTAGATTATGAGGAAATAACGCCTCAAATGGCCTCACAAGGAGAGCATTTCGCATTGAAAATTAAAGGCCAGAGTATGGAGCCTAAAATATCTGATGGTGATGTGGTAATTGTCCGAAAACAGGACGATTGTGAAAACGGAGAAATTGCCGTTGTGCTTGTAAATGGTGATGAAGCGACGGTTAAGCGCATAAAAAAAGGACCCGAAGGCTTGATGTTAATACCAAACAATCCGGCCTACGAGCCAATGTTTTATTCTAATGCAGAAATCGAGAGTTTACCGGTTAGTATTATCGGCAAAGTGGTAGAACTTCGGGCGAAATTTTAAAAATATTTAGGGGGTATTGATCTTGGGATTAAGATTTAGAAAAAGCGTAAAGATTGCTCCTGGTGTAAAACTAAATATTGGTAAAAAGAGTGTAGGAGTTAGTGTCGGCGGTAAGCATGGCGGGGTTTCATTTAATTCTAAGACTGGAGCTAGAGCCAGAATATCAGCTCCAGGGACAGGTTTATCATATTCAACTAGTTTATCGTCTGGTAAAAAAAGAAATTCAAAAAAGGTTAATATAAGTTCTAATTCTACATATAAGCCCATAACAAATAAAAAATTGTCTGACTATTCCCCAAAATCACAAAACAGATTTGCTGTCGTTTATATTGTATTAGGAATTTTGTGTGCATTAATGGGCGTTGGAGTTGCTTCCATATCTATTTTGTTTGGAGTTATCTTAATATTGTTTGGGGTACTTATAACTATATCTGGTATTGCAATATTAAAGAAAAACAAGACGAAGCGTTCCGCTGCTCAAGAAATGCAAGAAATCAATCCGAATCAAGATAACACCGCAAATATGGTGTATGTCTTTATTACACCAACAGGAAAGAAATATCATAAAGACCCTGGTTGTGCTGGTGAAAAATGTATTAGAGTTGATATAAACGAGGCGAAGTCTAAAGGCTACACAGCATGTAGTAAATGCGAACACTTTTATTTTTTAAAATAAAAAATCCCCCGTCTCAATCCGTCTCGGATAAAGCGGGGGTAGCTTAGCGATATTAAACTATTTTAATAGAGGACTTAATCTGCCTTCTGATTTAACGAATTTTTTGTCGTGGGTTGATGATCAGCAAGATATTCCAAAAGATTAAAAACATCTCTTGGAACACTTACATCGGTTAAATATTCGCTGCAAGATGGGTTTGTACAATGGTAATGGAAAGATGAATCATGGGATAAATCTATGTTCCCACGTTTTAAACATTTAGGGCAAATACCAAAAGGAACTATTTTTAGAAATTCAAAACGATCAATGTTTTCCATTTTTTAACCTCCGTTTTATAAGTTATATTAATATATAGTAGCCGATTAAAAGAAATATATCAAAAAACATATGTTCTATAATATATAATTATATCTTATGTACTAAATAAATTCAAGAGTATTTTTCTGAAATAACCAATTTCTCCAAATGGCGAAATTGGCCGGTTTGATGATTTTTAAAGCAACAAGTCATAAATAAAAAATCCCCCACCGGTTGCAGCCGGAAGGGAGAATAAAAGGAGTGAATGGGTGATGTCGCCTAAAGAAAATATTCAAAACACTATCCACGCAGATGGAACTGAAATATCTGTTATTTCTTTTACAGACGAAAGAGAAGATTATATATCTTTAACGGATTTAGCAAAACATAGAAATTCTGAAGAACCCAATATCGTTGTTGGGAATTGGATGCGAAACAGAAGCACCATAGAATTTCTGGGATTATGGGAAAATTTAAACAATCCAAATTTTAACCCCATCGAATTCGAGGGGTTTAAAAACAAGTCGGGAGGGAATGCATTTACACTCTCTCCTAAAAAATGGATTGTATCCACAGGTGCAATAGGATTAATTTCAAAGTCTGGTAGATATAGCGGCGGCACATATGCTCATAAAGACATTGCTTTTGAATTTGCCTCTTGGTTATCTCCAGAATTTAAGCTTTATGTTATTAAGGACTATCAACGACTTAAACAGGACGAAAGTTATAAATTATCTTTAGAATGGAACGTGAAGCGTATTCTTTCCAAAGCAAATTATAGAATACATACAGATGCCATTAAAGAAAATTTGATTCCTCCGAATTTGACTAAACAGCAGCAAGGTTATATTTACGCTGATGAAGCAGATATGATAAATGTTGTTATGTTTGGAAAAACAGCAAGCCAATGGCGAAAAGAAAATCCAGATTTAAAAGGTAATATAAGAGATTATGCTACCATTGAACAATTATTAGTTTTATCCAATTTAGAAAATATTAACGCGTTATTAGTAAAACAAGGAATCCCACAAAGAAAGCGATTAGAAAAGCTTAGGCAGATGGCTATTGAACAGCTAACTCAGATTGCCGGAAGTAAAAGCGCGAATACTTTAAATGATTTGCATAATAACTTAAAACTTCCCAATGGTTAAAAACCGCCCGCTTCTGTTAGCGCAGAAACGAGCGGCGAAAATAGAACAGCTTACCCAAAGTGGATAATTCCGTCCGAACAACGAAATTATACCACTTTCTGGGTAGGCTTGGCAAGTCTTACTTTGGAGGTGGTTTTTATTATGGCAAAAAGCAGAGTGAAAAAGAGGCCGGACGGCAGATATGCTATGCAGATATATTTAGGCACCGTAGACGGAAAGCGGAAATATAAGACGGTGTATGGGGGGACTCCTAAGGAAGTACAAAAGAAAGCTGACGAAGTGCGGATTCTCATGGGGAAAGGGATTAATATTACTTCTATGAGAGATTCTTTTGGAGATTGGGCAGAAAAATTTTTAAAATCCAAAGAGGCCGATGGAGTATCTGTTTCACAGCTTAATTCCTACAAAAATTATTGTAGAAATCATTTGTCTCCATTATATATGAAATCTCTTTCTGAAATTCTACCGGCAGATATACAATCTATAATTAATGAAACTAAACTGGCGAAGAATACATTAAAAGCAATTAGAAACACTGCGTCTCAAATATTTAGGCTTGCTATTGAAAATAGAGCTATTGATTTCAATCCGGCTGACTATGTGAGAATACCAAAGATCGCGCCGGAATTTCATAGAGACGCATTAACCGACGATCAGCAACGATGGATAAGAGAAACCCCGCACAGGGCACAACGCGCTGCTATGCTTATGCTTTACTCGGGATTAAGGCGAGGTGAAGCGACAGCTTTAACGTGGGCTGATGTGGATTTAAACACAGGCACAATCTCCGTGACAAAATCAGCGGAAATGATAAATGGAAAACCGCATATTAAGACTACCAAAACGGAAACGGGAATTCGCATAGTAAGAATACCACAAGTTTTGATTGACTTTTTGAGGAATGAAAAAGACTCGGAGTTTCCTTTATGTATGCATGTCATTCACAGTGCTAGGGGAAAAATGATGACAAATCAGGCTTGGAGATGTATGTGGGATAGTTATCTATTAGATCTAAATGTAAAATACGGTTACGGCGGAAAAATAAATAAATTTGACCCGCACGGAGTCGTAATGAGGATCCCAGCATTTACCCCGCATTGGTTAAGGCACACCTTTGCCAGTCTATTGTACCGGGCGGGTGTAGATGTTTTAACAGCTAGAGATCAATTAGGCCATAGTGATATCAAAACTACATTAATGATTTATACGCATTTGGATAAGCTATATAAAGAAAAACATATGGATAAATTAAATGAGTATTTGAATCCATGCAAGTCACATGCAAGTCAGTATAATCCTGAAAGCCGCATGAAATCTAAATAAAACACGGATTTAATATCCGGCTCATAACCGGTCGGTCCGGGGTTCGAGTCCCTGATGGCCCACCAAAGTGCCTGAACATTGAGTGTTCAGGCACTTTTCCTTTAACCAAGAAAGACGATGTCTTTATTTTTTTGTATTTTACAACAGAAAGAAAAAGCAACACTAAAATGATCGGTAAAAAGCGGTATTTCATACGAAATACCGCTTTTAATCTTTCTCTTTATGAGAGTGGATGTCAGGTGAAAACTCTATGATTTCTGATACGTCACAGTTTAAAATCTTACATAAAGCGTCTAAAGTATTTGTAGAAACGGATTCGTCTGCCATAAGCCTTTGGATTGTCTTGCTGTCTAAATTATTAAATCCACATTTATTTCTTAGGTAATAGGTACTAATACCTCTTTCTTTTAAAATTTTTCTCAATGGTTCGAACGAAATCATGAAACCGCACCCTATCTAAAGACGTTCGGAAAATTTCTCTTTACTTTTTAATAATTATCCCATATAATGATTCCATACCGATATGAGGAAAATTCCTCATAATTTAATTGATTGGAGGGAATATAAAACAAGCAAAGACCAAATAATTTTTTTACTAAAATTTTACAAAGGGATTCTAAGGAAAGTCATTGACAATTTTTGTTGTTTCCTTTAGTCTATATATTATGTAGACTGGTAACAGCGAATGTGGAATTATGTGGAGGCGAAGGATGAAAGCTATTAAACGAATTATTGCAAGTGTATTTGTATGTATGTTTGCGGTGACAGGCGGCTTAAACGCATTGGCGCTTACCCCTACGGAGGATTCTTCGACTGTGGTTTCGCAGCCGGTAAGCGAGGGCATATCTTCAGAAACGTCTTCGCAGACCGGCAGCGTGTCTTCTGGACTTTCTTCCCGGGCTGACGATAGTGGTTTAAAGAACGAGTCATCGTCTTCCCGGACTCCGGAGGCTTCTTCTGTGGTGGATTCAGAGAACAGTCAGTCTTCTTCAGAGCCGGCGAGTTCAGGAAACAACAGCACCTCCCTTTCAGCAAGTGCCGGAATGCCTTCCGCAGAGATTAGCAGCAGTACAGAGGCTAAACAAGCTGCAACTACCGTAGATGTTTCCTATAAAACTCATGTACAGACCTTTGGCTGGCAAGATTGGGCTGCTAACGGCGCTTCCGCTGGCACTACTGGCTTGGCCAAACGACTTGAGGCTATCCAGATTAAAACCTCAGCCCCAGCTTCCCAAGGCGGTATTCGTTATAGAACCCATGTACAGACCTATGGATGGCTGGATTGGGTCAGCGACGGAGCTTCTAGTGGTACTACCGGGGAAGCCAAGCGTTTGGAAGCCATTCAGATTGAACTGACCGGTGCTTTGGCAACTCAATACGATGTATATTACCGGGTTCACGCCCAAACGTTCGGCTGGCTGGACTGGGCCTGTAACGGCGCCTCTGCCGGCAGCGCGGGCTATGCCAAGCGCTTGGAGGCTATTCAAATCGTTTTAGTGCCCAAGGGCGGAAAGGCTCCTGGCAGCACGGCAGCACCTTATAAAGAGTTGCCTCCGGCGGTATCCTATCAAAGTTATCTGTCCGGTGCCTGGCAGAACAGCGTATTAGATAATGCTGTCAGTGGAACCGTGGGGCAAGCCAAGCAAATAGAAGGTATTAAAATATCTTTGCAGGACAAGGCTGTTTCTTTTGCCGGTTCTTCTATTCAGTACCGAACCTACCTGCAAACCTATGCCTGGCAGGACTGGACCTCAAATGGCGGGACAAGCGGGAAACCAGGCTCTGGAAAACGGGTGGAAGCGGTTCAAATTAAGCTAACAGGCTCTATCGCCTCAAGCTATGATGTGTATTACCGGGTCCATTCTCAGACCTTTGGCTGGCTGGACTGGGCCTGCAATGGCCAGTCGGCAGGCTCCGCGGGTTACGCGAAACGGATAGAAGCGATTCAGATTGTATTGGTGAAAAAAGGCGGGGCAGCTCCTGGCAGCACAGCGACTCCCTATAAGGAAGCTCCTCCTTCAGTCACTTATCAGACGTATATTTCCGGCGGCTGGCAGCCGACGGTAGCGGATAAAGCTACGAGCGGACTGGCGGGGCAAGGCAAAAAGACGGAAGGCCTTCGGGTTTCCTTGAAGGCCGGTGCCCAGTCTCTTGGAAATTCTTCGGTAAAATACCGCACGTATTTACAAACCTACGGCTGGCAGAGCTGGGTGAGCAATGGTGCCAGCAGCGCGAAGGCGGGATCCGGCAAGCGTATGGAAGCTATCGAGATCAGCCTGACGGGTGATATTTCCTCTCAGTATGATATTTATTACCGGTCCTACGTTACCGGATATGGCTGGCTTGGCTGGGCCTGCAATGGTGCGACGTCCGGAACGACCGATTATGCCAAGCCGATTGAGGCGGTACAGGCGGTGCTGGTGAAAAAAGGAGGAGCCGCTCCCGGCAGCACGAGTAATGCCTATTTGAAGCCTGAAGTTACCGGGCCGTTTGAAATTTCCTTCTCACCCTCAGGAGCGTCTAATTTCGGAGGGCTGGTTTCTATCGAACCTGACCACGACGTTATATTGGTCGCTTCCGCAAAAGGCGGTGCCGGCGGGTATCAATATCGTTACCGCGCTGAACTGATCGGCGGTTCTATACAAACCTTAAAAGACTACAGCGGCAGTTCCAGCTATACCTGGAGGCCCAATACTCCTGGCCGGTACAAAATGTATGTAGATGTCAAAGACAGTACAGGCACAGTGAAAACCGCTATGTTCCAAATGTCGGTTGGGCTCAGCGGGATTGATGTATCTGAGCATCAGGGTACGATTGATTGGAAGAAAGTAAAAGCAGCCGGGATCGATTACGCGATGATCCGTGCGGGTTTTGGCTGGGAAGAAATTGATGATCAGACGGATGCCTCTTTGGTTCAGAACGTAACAGGCGCTAAGCAAGCCGGGTTGCCTTTCGGCTTGTATCATTACAGTTATGCTGATACTGTAGAGGAGGCTAAAAAAGAAGCTGAGTTTTTATTGGATATTTTAGAGGCCAATAACATTGCACCATCTGACTTATCCTATCCCATTGCGTTCGATATTGAGGAACCGGACCGTTTGAACGTATCTCAGCGGCGTGTAAATACGGATATGGTAAACGCTTTCTGTGAAATTATTAGAGACGCGGGCTATCTTCCCATGGTTTACGCAAGCAAGACGGTGATTCAGGATTATTTATATTACGATGAGATCAGCGCCAATAACATTTGGATGGCGGCATGGACATCTACGCCGAACGATACTGAAATTTTTGATAACTGCTTCCCAGTTGATATGTGGCAGTACAGCGAAAGCGGTACAGTGGACGGTATTAACGGAAGGGTAGATCTGAATATCTGCTATACCACGGTGTTCCGGGATGGCAGCGCAGACACCACACAAAAAGGCAAGGTAGTGGTCGATGCCGGCAGCAGCTTAAATGTCCGGAAAGCTCCGAGTGTTAATGCTGATGTGGTAGGCTCCCTTTATAAAGATGATATTGTCACCATTATCTCAGAGACCAGCGGTTGGTATCAGATTGTTACCAGTACAGGTGTTTCCGGTTATGTTTCCGCGGAATATATTCAGAAAATTTAG